GGGGACATAGTTTGCATTGTGTACAAACACCAATACAGCAACCACTGCCATAGTCCACAGCATTACAACCATCGTTGAATCTCCTCTTTGGCTTGCTCTTGCGTGATACCTAAGCGGTAGTGATCGTTTGCGACTAATCGGTATGCCATATCGTCTAAATTAGCACCTGCTTTAACTTGTTCAGCATAAGCCTGTGCCTCGGCTTCTAGCCGATAGCTACGCACAAACAGATATAACAAACCGTGCAACCCAATACCAGCTAAGGCATAGGGTACAAGGGCGTAACCTAAGTTATCGTAAGTAGCGATTGTCAGTACCGCGATAATAGCCACCCATACCGCCATTGCCTTGTACCACTGCTTAACGTGCTTGTACTCATGGTTATGAATACCCGCATCGTCTTTGTACTTAGGTCGAATCTTGACCAAAAAACCCTGAGCCGTACCGCCAACATTAGGCGGTAGGTTGTCGGTGTAGATGGTTAAATGCGGAAGGATCATGCCTTAACCCCGTAGATTAGTTTATCTATGTTCATCATTTGTAACTCCTTTAGTTACTCCCACACAAATTGAGTGGGGGGGGAGTTGTTGGTGTAGGTGGGGGTAGGTTAGGCACTTTATTCATCATTATTATTAGGTTACGCAGTACTAAATTGTGTAAACTTCAACTTTTAGTTTTAACGTGTTTCCTAATCCATTCACATTTACTAAATTGACATCACAATAACCAAAATTAGTTTGTGTAGCTGTCTCTGTATAAACATAGTTAGTAAAATTAACTGTAGGAAGTGTTTGAGTTACTGCTCCTTGTGCAGTGACCTTAACAAGACGCGGTAAACCATTGTCATTAAACCCAATACTTTCAGCAACACCTATTGTAAAGTACGCATCACCATACATACTTGTTGATTCTACTAAAGATACTTTAATTTTGAATCTTGTCCCGCCATTTAATGGGAAATACAAAACAAAACCCGCTAAAGAACCTCCACCATAGGTTTTTTGCACAGTTATTTCATTGCTATTAGCCCCATCAGCTAGTATTATATTAGTACCTGTCTTTGTTTTAGTTATAGCTTGAGTATCTGCTGTAATATACGCATAACTCTTCTCAAAAATATTATTGTTAAATAAACCCTTTGCCATATTATCAGTATCTAAAAAGCTATTTCTAAATAATGTACCTTTACCATCATTGACTAATTCTATTAAGTAGTCCTTAGTAACGCTTTTTGCAAAGTTATGAATTTTACAGCCTACAATAGCTATATGCCCATTATCACAAACACCAACTCTACCGCTCTCTGTACCATCACTCGTACTAGTTATAAAACTATCTCTTATACTTAAATAACCCTCATTACCAGAGACAGTACAGAGACTATCTTGAGCAGTATGTGTGTATTCAATATGACATTGATTTAAGAATATAGATGCCACATTTACTTTCTTAAATATGTAAGTAGAATAGTCAAAAGAACAGCCCGTAAAATACAAGTCATGACCACCGCCTGTTATGTCAGCTATGTTTGTTGAGTTGTAAAATGCACATCCGTCATAATACCAGTTTTCACCATAATCAGTTTTTGTACCATCTGAGTAAAGGCAAGTAGTACAATTGAATATGTCTAATGACCTGTGTCTAATTAAGTATGCATTATTACCGTAATAGATACCTACATTAAAACCACTTATGTTTAGTCGCTCTAAAACAATATGACTAACAGCCCCAGATAGTGTGTTATCAATATTTAACGCTGTTTGTTTATTATTACCTTTTAAGTAAAGTCCAAACAAACCATTACCATTCTGTGAGTAAGGGGGCGCTACACTTCCGACAAAAGATATGCAATTAACATCAGAAGTAGTTGAAAAGTCTAAGATAGTAGTTATTCCATCACCTGCCAATGTGTTAATAGCTACATCCACTGTAATAGCGTTTAATTTATATGTACCAGAAGGCACATATACTACTCCAGTTTTAAGGTGTAATGACTGCTGAATAGCCTTAGTATCATCACTAACCCCATCACCCTTAGCCCCAAACCAACGTGCATTTACAGCACTATCATACTGCCTGCGCCATACACCTGTACCAGTCAATGTACTACCATCAAACCAAGTAGCTAACTGTGTTTGGTTGTTCCAATCAGTTGGAAAGGAAGCTAATGGACTAATTACAGTGCCGCCATTATGTTCAGTAGCATTACCTGTAGCATCCCAGTAGAACACACCACCACCGCCTTTTAAACCGCTGTGATAGTTAAGCACATTAACTGCACCAACAGTAGTAGCACGATTCAGTAAAGCTGATATGGTAGCAACTGGGCTGGCATTAACCAGCAAAGTATTGGCAGCATCAACTTGTTGTTTTAAGTAAACAGTGCGATTTGCAAGCTGCTTGCCTTGTAAGTTATCGATGCCGTTTAATCCACCTTGAACTGGGTCGGTTGTTTCAAGCTGGTATATACCCGCTTCCCACGTAGCGGTTTCTGGTAAAGTTGCCATTTTTTACTAAGCTCCTGTTAAAATTTGTGCAACAGCGCCGCGAGTGTTGTTACCATTACGGAAAATCGCGCCGCCATGCCTGTTTGCAGCCTGTTGATAATTAATACTAACTAACTGACAACGCGCAGGGGATGTTAGTTTCAATGCAGTGAACAGCGTTTGCGCACGATCTATCGTAATGGGATTGTTCAACGTAATCCGCCATTGCGCCCAGCTGAACGCACTTTGCCCGTGGCTATTTAAGCCGTTTCGAGCGACAACACCGTTTCGAGCAATCTTATTAAAGTTCTCTTCAATCAGCGCGTCGCCTTGATTGAAAATTGCCAACATGTTTCTAATGCTTTGCGGTGTTCCTTTTAGCTGGTGATAGCTAACAGACGATTTAATCGCGTTGCGTTTCTGTTCGTCTGTTTCACATAATTTCCAGATGGGTTCGCTGTAAATACCGAAGTTCTGTGCAAGATACGGCAAGTAAGCGGACGGGCAAATATCAATAAGCGTCGGCATTAAGTTAACGACATTGACTTGCGTTTGTTGCTCAAACCAATTAACAAATGCGTTATATGTAGGGTTGCCGCTAACAGCTAAAGGGAGGTTATTCATAACGCGCCAACCGTAATTGTGCTTACATTGGGATAGGTTGATTGCCCAACAGCAAGAAAGGCTGGGGTCGTGAGTTCAACGCGGCTAACCATACCTGTCTTATGGCAAGCATCAACAATCTGACTTGGGACAATGTCTTGTCCCAACTTGCGCCAGCTAGCGTTAAGCGCGTTAATTGCAGACACACAAGCGGCTTGTGCATCGCTAAACAATATACCGACTTGCGGGGTAATATTGGCAGCTACGCTATAAGTAACCCCGCTGGCGTTTTGTACTAAAACGGTATCGCACAAGCTTCGCACTGAATCGCTCGTTAATGTTGCGGTTGCCAGCAATAAATCGTCAGAAGATGTGGCATCTGTTGCGCTTAAAATCGTGACTTGTACCGTGCCTGCAACGGTCATAACAGCAGTCGCGTCGATAATGTCACCACTGCTTGCGAGTGCGTGATACTTGTAATAATCCGCTGTACCGCCTGCTGATAATGCCTTTAGGCTTAACGGTATACGCGCCCTATAAGCCTCATCGCTTTCACCATCTAAGCGGTTGCAATTGACCAAGCTGCCGAGGTTGTCAAGAGATACGTTTTGCGCATACGCTAAAAAATTCTGATTTAAAGCGTAATTAGTTTGGATGTTAGCAAGCAACAAAGCGTATAACGCTGCGTTTAGCGTTAATTGTTCGGTGCTTGAGGGAGTGATGCTTACCCCTTGCGCCGATAGATAATCTGTTGCTTGCTGTAGTAAAACAGAAGCGCTCTCAGTTACAGCTTGTGGCATAGTCATAATAGCTTCCAGCTTATGGTTACAATTAAGCTACTACTATCAGTGCTCGCTACCTCGGTTTTAAGGAGGCTAACGCGCTTTTCCCATTTGCTGATAGCGTCGGCAATCGCTGAAATTACGCATAGTTTTGCTTTTTGCAGTGGCTTATCTAAACAGTCGATAACACGAGAGCCAAAATCAGGACGAAGGCGATCTTGCCCTGGTATCGTCGTGAGGATGTTTGAAATATTTTGAGCGACACTCAGCACCAGCTCACTACCTGTTAAGGGTTTACTGGTGATGCCATTATTAGCAAGGATGAAGGTTTGGGTAATAGTGCTGCTCATGCTGTTAGTATCGCGTGAGCAAGGGGGCGGTGTATTTTAACCGATGTTAAAAAATGCTAATGCGGCGTACTGGTACTGCCACCTTGGCTATCGGTATGTGTATGTCCTTCAAATGATAGACCACCACTGCCCCTAATGCCTCCAATCGCACTAATTGCGCCTGACACGTTTGCATTGCCACCAACGCTTGCGTTACCGCTTGTGCTAAGGTCTCCGTTAATACGAACATTGCCATTAACGGTTATATTGCCGTTATGGGTGCTCGTTGCGGTGATATTGATAGTCGATGCTGTTACTGTAATCGCGCCGCTGGTTAATACGGTCATGGTATGCGTGTTGCGGTTATAAGCAACGTAAGCGCCATCACTAAACTTGGTTATCGTTGTATCTCCGTCTGTTGTTGGAACCGTATCAACATTGCTATAAACCGCCCCAACGACAAACCCTCGGTTTAGGTCTAACTCTAATAAGATGACAACTTGCTCGCCAATATCTGGCAAAGCAGCATGTTTATCTAGCGCGGTCTTGGTGGCTAATACGTTACACCAAGGGCTAACCATTCCATCATATTCTGGCAGCGTAGCGCGGATTCTATATGTTGTTGGGTCTCGTTCCTTAACAATACCGATAACGCTGTTAATCATATCAACCACCCTTCCACGGATGTGATATAGCCGCCGCTTTTGTCAATCGTATGATTTACCGTTTGCACCAAGCACGACGTGGCATTTTTTCCCATGCCAACTAACGAAATAACGCGCCCTGCGGCTATAACAGGAATGCCAAAACAGCGAAAGCTAATGCGCTTGCGGTCTCTATTTGCGCGGGCTAAATCGGCACTTGTTGCCGCTGCGTGTGTTTGTCTGGCAATTTCACGCTTAACGTTTTTTGTGGTTTGTGCGGCTTTAGTTGTGCCCGTCTGAATCACTCTGCCCTTTTCATCAACTGCATAAACAATAAGTTCCTTGGTGTTGGTGTCGTGCTTTCTGCGTTCGACTTTTTTAACCGTTTCTACTAAATCGATATCGACGTCCCAGCTGATTAGTACGTCTTCAGGAATTGTATAAAATGGCTTCTGTGCCATTAAATCTGACATAGGCACACAAGTAATCGTATTGTTATTCAGCTTTAAATTAAGGTCTGCATCGTCGCATAGACGCATTAAAAAATTAAGGTCGGTTTCGTTGTCTTGGGCTGTGTAGTCTAGGGGAATATCATTAAAGCGTAAATCCGTTGCAAGCCCAGTGCGTTGAGCAACGGCTTTTATGATGGTTTGCAAGCTTTGATTGTCCCAGCTCTGACTAATACGGGTGCGCAATTGTTTTTGATTGGGTGCTGCATTGCCCGACAAGGTAACGACACTAGGCGAGCCAGTATATTTAATGCGGTCAATTTCAAAGGTGTTATTAATATCGACTAATGAACCCTCGTAACCAAACGAAATATCTAAGGTTGCCCCTGTATCTGGTAAGTTATCGCGCCAAAATCCGCTCACGTCTTCAAATGTAATACTCACCGTGTCGCTTCTATCGCTAATGTTGTCCTGATAGTCAAAACTTATCAGACTGTCAGTCAAGTCGCGCCCAGTGCTTTTGCCGTTATAGTTGATGTTAAGCGCTGGTATGAGACTTATGTTAGCCATGCGGGTTTTGCCTGTGTCGTTGGTTGTGCTGTTTTATATACAGGAACATTAACCGTTAATCCTGTTGGCAGCGTGTCAGTTAGCGGCAGGTTTGGATTAATGGCGACAATGTCGCTTATCATGCCAACGTGACCGAAATACTTAAAACTAATCAAGTCTAAGCGGTCGTCTTGGGTTGTTACGTGGTGGATGTAATAGGCAATTTCGTTCATTTTCGCGCCACCGCATTGGCAATGTTTTTAGCGTACCAAGGGCTAACGCCACTCATGTAGCTGTTGGCTGTTTGCATGCTGCCATGCATCGCCTGTATGCCCTGCTCGATATTGCTTGGGTTCATATTTTGGGCGATGTTACTAATATTAACCATCTCTATACCTGACTTGCTCATATTGGCAACATACTTTAGGTCTTCCGATGATATTCCGCTCGTGTCAATCCCTAACGCATTGGCAGCTTTAACTGCGTCGTTCGCAAGCCCTGGCATTTGACCTAGCACCCTTGAGGGGTTACCGCTCTTTAATGCGTTGGCGAAGGCAATGCC